TGGGAAACTACCAAATGGAGTATTTGCATAAACATAGTAACCGTAGTCAGCAGTAATCTTTTTACCAGTTACACTATCTGTTCCACGTGGTTTATCAATTGTAATTTTAGTTGGATAGATTGATTCGAATTCATATCCATAAACATATGCTTTACCTGGAGAAAGTATAACATCCAAATTAGCTGTATTGGCAGAATTGGTTTCTAATGCCAAATTGAATGGTCTAACGGTATAGTTACCAGATTCATCAAAGGTACGGCGAGCCAATGTATCTTCCAAAACAGCATATAATGGATTGTTGTTTAGTTTGGTTAGAACACCATCTTGAACTCTCGCCAATTCTAAAAATTTAGAATCATCGGTAGAAGTCAAACTTCTGGTGCTTAAAGTTAGAACAACCTTATAACGGTCTGCGCCGGGTGCCTGATAGTTAGAAGCATTCTGTGCAGGATCAAGCAATGAGGTATCAGAGGTGTATGATACAATAGACTCATCAATTTGAAAACCAATTCTAGCACTACCATCTTGTGCATACTTTGAAACGGCAACAGTCTGTGAATCTACTTTAATGAAAAATCCACCGTAGTAATATACACCTTCTGCTACTGAAAAAACTTGTCCTGTACCTGTGCCCGATGCTGCAATATTGGCGTATGAAGGAGTATTTACTGTTGATGCATTGTAAGTTATGATTGTATCGCCATCAGCGAATGTTCCAAATATTGGATTTACCAATAGAGTTTGAGGTTCAGATCCGTCAGCATCAAAAACTTTAATAACTTGAGCCTTTTTTGTAGGTGACTGAACATTATCCACGATAACTTGGTCTTCAAAATCACCAATAGAAACTGTGCTACCGGCATAGGTTGTTGCAACATTGATATAAGAAGTGTTTTGGAATACTAACTGTCCACCAGTAACAACAGAACCGTCTTCAAAAATATGGTCACCAAAGCGTGATACTTGCTTTTGTAGGATGGTTTGTAATTGTGTTAATTCGCGGGCTTGAACTGCATAGCCGGGCTTAAACAACATTCTAAGGAATTTTTTATCTTCCTCATAGTCATCGTAATACGGATTTGTATTAAAATTAGTATCAAGTGCCATTTTTTACCTTTAGAAACTTACAATCATTTTAATGTTTTCTGCTTGCCCGTCTGATCGGGTTGTTGCTGTATCGTTTTCGATATACAACATATCACCAGAGTATGGTTGAAATGTTGGATTTGAAGTAGATGTTACTGTTCTTGAAACTCCAGAGTTTGCACCAATTAGTGGATTACCAGTTACAAAAGTTCCTACAACCTTAGTTAACCTAACAGTAGTACCTGAATCAGTTACAGAATTCAAAAATCCATAAGCAGATGCATTGCTAGGTGAATCACCCTGATAAACATATTCATTCAATGTATATGATGGTCCGCTTACCAATTGAAGATTTGTTGTTTGAGATATCACGGAATTGGCAGTCGCAGAAGTCACAGGTGTCGTATTTCCGTATTTATATGGATCCCTCATAAGACCAAACTGTCTAAATGTTGTGCTAGTGGAAATTACACCATCTTCTGAAGAATCTATTTCACCAATCCTTACTGCTATCATAACATTATTTGCATTTAATTCTTTAGCTGGATTGTATGCGTGACCAAATTTTGGTGAAAGAATTGCTCTAGCGTTTGCGCCGGTGCCTGATCCAAATACTAAAACATTCGCTCGACTGTAGTTAGTTCCAATAGTTACGGTATAAATGTTAGCCACATTGGCATCATTTGCTGATGCATTAATATCAGTATTGGAGAGAGTTGAGTATACATTTATACCTACACCATCACCATCAACATATACTCTAGTGGTTATACTTACAGTATTTGAATTACCACCACCAGTTGAAAAAGCATCTGATGATAAAACGATAACGCCATTGGCTGGATAAATTTGGCTGATATATGTTCCAGTTGAAATTCCTGTTCCTGAAATTGACATATTTGCCAAATTTGCCAAAGATGGAATACTGAACCATGAAATAACATTTGATGTGTTGGCTAAACGAACAGTTGATTGTCCTGATGTGAAGCTGTCTACTTTAATGTTTGACAGTTCACGATAGTTGGTACCCTTCTGTGTTACTAAAATTGTGGTCAATTCTCCATCTACAACACCTTGACTATTAACTCCATAGTCTAAAGCATCAGTAGATGTTGGTGCTGGAATCCATCCATCAGTCAAAAATTTGTTTGACGGTTTGACATTGAACATATATTTCCATAGATAACCATCTGCTGTAGCGATGTTACCATTGGATGTTGTGTAGTCACCAGTAGGTTTTACTGTAGAATTTGCGGACGAATTATTAGAAAGGCATTTATAGACATTTCTTTCCGCTGTAATAACATACATCGGCTTTAAATTTTGTTGAGTATTTGCAGATAGCAAAGTTGGAATAGAAGAAGTGTCATCATACTGGCGATATTTGGTATTTGCTGTCCAAATAACTTTTGGAATGACCAGTTCTACATCATTTCCAGTAACTCTTTTTGCAGCGTACATATTGTCCCATGCCTGCTTCTCGGTAACAACAGTATCGGAAAGACTTGGCGGTGTATTCTCATCTACATATGGAACATGATTTCCAATGAACACATAAGAAATAGTTGGCTGCGGCTCGGCAAATTCTTCTTTAAATTGCTCGGCGTTATTGAATTGTAATTTTCTTGTAATTAGAGTAGTCATGGGTATTATTTATGTGTTTGCCAGAACAATTGCAGTTTGACTATTAGAATAGTATAAAAATGGTGAGGAAACTATCAGAACAGTATTAGACCAAATACTGGTAATCAGTCTTATCTCACCATTAACAGATATATTTGATCTTGGATTACTTGATCCAACACTTATGGTATTACCGTTAGCTATATTAAATTTGGTGCCTGTTCCCACAATCATTGAACTTGCATTAACATTTACCCTTCCTGACAATGTTACTGCGATATTTGTAGAAACATTTGAATCGCCAACCAATATATCTGCACCAGTATTATAGTCTGCGTAATTTACGAAACCAGCTGGATGCAGTAGATTTTTCAGAATTTGTTTATACTTACTGAATTCTGTTGTAGATGATGTTACATAAGAGTAGTCAGTATAGTAATCTTTGCCAGCTAATTTTCTTTCCGATGAAGATAAGATAGAATCTGAGGTAGTCCAACGACCAGGTGCAGTAAAGTAGGAAGCACCCAAAATAGCATTAGCTGTTGCAGAACGGTCTCCATGAGCAGACATATCTATTTGTGGAATATATTCATAACCTACACCACCAGAGGTCAACTTAATCTCAAGAACCTCACCAATAACTTTACCAGAATAACCAGTCAGACGTTCTCCATTTCCCATAAGAGAAGTTATTGCTATGTTAGCTCCTGAGCCTCCACTTATTGTAGATATGGAAACGCTAGGTAGATTTTCTTGGCTATAATTTACACCACCTAATTGATTTCTGTAGTAGTTACCAACATTTCTATTATTTGCCCAAATTGTGGAATCCGCAAAAGTGAATGATGAATTTACATTCGCATGAGTGTCATCTGCAATGGCATTAATAAAGCGTGATTGTCCAGCTATCTGAATTTTATCTCCAAGTTTCAAATCGGACAAGAAAGTAGTACCAGTACCAATGATTGCTACATTATTGTTTTGAACATTGGCTGTTCCAGTAATGTAAGGCGCTCCAATGTTGATAGTCAGAACACCACCCGTTGCATTTATTGTTGCCACATAAGCGGCAGCATCAATACCAATTGTACCAGAAGGATTTGCTCCAAAGATAACTTCATCACCTACTTTATAACCAACACCACCATTGTTTACATCAATTCTTCCAACAGATTTGAAATCTTTGATATCGAAAGAACTTGATCCTGCTGTGTATAATGCACCCTGCGAATCGAAGGTTGATATGTTTGATGTTACATTAGAAAGCAATAAGTTTACATTGGTTATAGGACCAAGGCCTGTAACAAACAAAGGTGTCAATGCATCAACTAGGCGTGTGTTTACATTTTCAGTAAATGGTCCTGGAAATCCATAGTCGGCAGCACTAATTAGAACACTGCCGTAAGAAGAAATTATGTCATCGGTTACACGATAAGTAGAATTAGAATAATGGCTAGTGTTTATTCCATCAACAGCACCAACAACTATCGTGTTTGCTGGCGCACCATAGCTGTTAGCAAAAGAAGAAATTTTGAAACCTGCACCACCATAATCAACAACAATTCTGGTTACATTTCCCGATGTAACCTTCGATACAACTGCTGTTGCTGGTGGATTTGCACCTCCACCCAAAACTAAAACTGGATCACCAACATTATATGATGCACCACCATATGTTATCTGTATGCCAGTTAGAATTGAAAATGTATCGGCTTCAAAATCAATAAGCACACCATTAGCATCAATGATGTTTGATGTAATTTTTTCGCCGTTCGTAAAAACACCAGCAATAGATTTCTTATCAATAAACAACTCATACGGCAAACCAAAATTCAATCTATCGGTAATAATTCTTTTCGATGCAGATTCAACTAAAGCAGAAGCACCAGAAGATTGACCAATAACTTTTCTATTGGTAAGATTGGTTATATCGAAATTATTATAATAAACTTTGACTGTAGTGTTTGCTGCCGGTGCAGAACCAAATACCACCTTTCTCGTTTCTTTTCTTATTGTATAGTCAACATTTTCCGTCTGTATAACATCATCAACATATACCTCTATGTCATTTGAACCAGAAACTTGAGCAAGAATAAATTGAGTGTTTGAACCATTGCCTGTATATACTGTTCTAACATTGGTTTGGATTCGCAGAATGTTATCTACAGTCCATTTTCCATCAGATGCACGAAGAACATTGTTTTTTGGTAAAGTTATATCAATCTCATCATTGAATAACATTCTGAATAATAACTTGAATGACTTTTCATTACCTTTCGCTAGATATAATGGCAAAACATTTTTAATTAGAAATGCTTTATCAACTTGAAGACTTTTTGGAATGAGAGAAGCAAAAGTATTGAAAAAATTATCTTCAAATTCTGTGATTGATTTATCAACATCAGAAATATATCTTATGTCTTTGGCTTTTGTAACCAAATCATTCTTTTGAGAACCTTGTTTGTTTTCTAAAAATTCATAGTAGGCTTCCAAGAAGGAAACAAACAGAGGGTTTTCTTCCCTAATAAATTCAGGAATCTGATTGCTAACAAGTAAAGATGTTTTGTAATCGGTCATCAGTTATATGACACTTCTAGTTTGGTAACTATAGAAACTGGATCTTCTTCATCAATTGTGATGATGGTATCTCTTGCAGTAGTGATAATACCTTTATCTGATTCAAAAGAAAGTCTCAAATAATTATCAGTTGTAGATACCGATAGAATTTTGATGGCATTGATAGTTACTACACCTGTATCATAGTCGATGGTTCCAACTTCTGAATTGACGATTTGTTTTTGAGCATTTGAATCGTAGTAAATTGTTCTTATGACACCGTAACGGCTGTCAATAGTAGCGACCGCGGTTGCACCATAACCAGAACCAGTATCTGTTATGGTAACTATAGCGCGAGAATAGTTGATGCCTCGATTGGTTATTTTGATGCTTTCGATTGCACCATTAACAATAACCGCTTCTGCGGTTGCACCAATACCATCTCCTGTGATAGTAACAGTAGGTGTTGTCAAGTAACCTGTGCCGGGATTAGTTACTGCAATAGAAGAAATGCCTGTGTAAGAACCCTGTATTTCTTCCAATGAAACTGTTCTTCTCACACCAAGAGCATCTAATACATCAAATTGCGATGAAATCATTCTATCGTTAATTCCACCTCTGTGTAGGGGCACATTGAATTCTACAACATAGGTTTTTGTTTCTGCAAGTGATGGCAAAAATCTTTTCTGAACACGGACATTTGTTTTAGAACCTATGATTGAATTCGATTGAGAACTATCTATTACATCTTGCAGTTTAGAAAGAACAAATTTAGCCGAAAATTTATTTAAGTTTGCGTTAGAATATGATAGTATGGAATTTCTGATAATATTAATTAGAGATTCTTCGGTATCTGTAGTTTTATTTGGGTTATATTGAACCTCGTTTTCTAAAACCAAATACAAATAGGCAGGATCACGAATGATACATTTCGTACTCACAATTGCCTTAGGTGTGATAATCTCATCAATAATTCTCTGCTTCTCTGCCTCAGAAAGATAGTAATTATTCTTTGGCTTCATTGAAACAAAAACTGTTCCATAAACTGGTGGATTGTTATCTTCTCCACCCCAAACAGAGATAGAACCAATGTTAGGGTAACTATTTAAAATGAAAGTCTCATAGTCTTTAAATGTTACCAAACGGTTCTGTGTAGCAAACTGTGATGGTGCAGAGAACTTAACATTATCTACAGACTCTCTTTCAGAACCACCAGATGCAGATGTTATTGGTTCAATTACAAAATTTGAGTATGTAGAACCCAAGGTATCTGTCAAAGATTGTAATGCTATAAAATTATTGGCTTTATTTGCGGCTGCGCCATTTGTAACGACATAACTGGCTGTAATGACTGCTCCATCAGGAAGCTTTTTACCCACAACATCATCACCAAAATATATTTGATATTTACCTGATAGGTTTTCTTCTAAGAAAAAAACTTCAGAGGTAGATTCTACATCCAAAATATCTGTTACAACATTATATCGTGTTGTTATAGAAGATGTAGATGAAGGAGAAACAACAACCTTTAAAGTGTTTGTATCAACATTGGAATCTGGCAAAACAAAGATTTGTTTTGGGTTTGAACCTTCATCATAATTAAAGACATAAGATACTCTCTGACCTTCATAGATAGTTACATTTTCAAAATAGTAAGCATCGTTTGATTTTGTGACGGTGATATCATCATTCACAACAAAGTTGTATGATTTCCCATCAATCAATTCAGAAAGAAAGTAATAGCCTGCTGGTATAGTCATTGTTCCCGGAGTGGTTGTTCCAGCCAGAACAGTAAAATTAAGTGTAGCCTGTGGAGCCACAGCAGAATGTGGGGTATAGTTTAGAAGTTTGGCGTGAGAAACAACCGAACTACGCAATAGTGCGGTGTCCATAAAAGACTCATTGGCAACCATGTTTAGATAGTATGCATTGTAATGAGTATTGTAAGCCAAAATATCCAATAGAATATTTAAGCCAGAACCTTCAAAATCATAGTCTGTGAAGTATGATTGTTGGCGTAAAAAATTCTTTAAATTGCTCTTGATTGTATCAAAATCAAGTTCTGTTACTCTTAAACGATCTGCCATTTTTATCTAATCCGTTGCAAATAAAAATCTATGGTAATTGGAGTTGTCATATTAACGATATAGAATTCCATCTTTACATTGTATCCATTTTCATCCGAAGAAGGAATCGCAGATACAGTCTTTACATTTACTCTTGGTTCATAATTCGTAACAGTTTCCTGTATTGCTCTTTCTATTTGATTAGCAACAAGTGGGCTAGCATTTTCAAATAGAAGATTTCTAATATTGCTTCCAATATTGGGGCGAAAAGGTCTTTCATAAAAATTTGTCAATACAAGATTTTTTACAGAGTTGATGACAGCATATGAATCCATATGGACGTCAACATCTTTTCTAACAGGATGGATAGTAAAATTCAAATCCAAATCCCTGAAAGTTCTTGTGGTAATGTCTAGAGTTACGGTTTCCATCGTCTATTTATAACTTGTTTTTAAGTTTATCTGTGCCCGTATAATTTTCCACCATATACAATCTGAAGGCGTCAAAATTTGTATATTTTGATATGGTATAAAAATTGTTCATCAAGCTAACGCAATTATTATAGAAGGTAACATCGTGGTTTCTGCGCGTGTTTATCATGGAATAAACAGCATTCATGTTGTTGCAGATAGAATCGTTTACAGCCACAGAAATATTTGAGGTGGAACCAGATATTGTGGCGTTCAATGTAGCAGAATCGCTGGTCAAAATTGTCAAATTACCCTGTAAATCTGAATCTATGAACAGACTGGTCATGCTTCCTAAGATTGGAGTATTGTTCATCACACCATCATAAACTGAAACTAAAGAAATAACTAACTCGCCTACACCAACGGCGGTGTCAAAATCTGGCAAAGAAGAACTTGTGGTTGGAACAACACCAGATACCCTGTAACAATGAGCCTGAAAATTGTCCAATTCGCTCATCAATTGTCGTGTAGTATCTTGCATTCTTGTGTTGCCAGTTATACTGTATTCAACGGAGAATGCAACAGTATTCATACTGGTGGTGATTGCTGTCAGGCTATTGATGGTGTTTGATACTGGGCTTTTTAAGTATCCATTAACATCACCTGTAGCCAATGCTTCATATTGCCACTTGCGTAGAGTAGGTTTTAGCTTTAGTAATTCTAACTCTCTATTGCCAGTTGGATCATTAGCATCACCCAAGTATGCAGAATTAAAATTGTATCCAAGTTGTGGAAATATTTTTGTCATAATTATGCAGCGACAACGGTCAATACGCCAGTAGAAATTATATCTCCACAGGTGGCAACATCCATCATCGTTCTAATAGAAAGGTTATTAATGTAAACTGTTTTGTAACGCATCCAAGTCAAAGATGCAGATTGGTGTGGAGGCAAACCGTGTGGAGTTACTTTAGATCCTGGCATAGCAGCAAGTTCTATTTCTCCTGGAGTTCCAACAAGAACGGTTATATGACAAGGCATAACTATAATTCCACCAGCAGAATCACCAAAGGTTGCTACAGGTAACATTATGCACTCCCATTTTCTTGGTCAAATGCTGAAGCGGCGGTCAATGGATCACCAGAATAAGCCTTCGCAAATTCTTTTGGATATCTCTTAATTACATCTGGCATTATTTGTCTCAAATCCGATTCTGTATATCCAGCGGCTCGTAAGTCAACAAGATTCTGTGCAACCTCAGCAGAAACGGATGGAGAACTCAATTCAAATTCATTCATCGCATTCTGTATATGGTCATTTATAGATTTTGTTGTATCACTATATGTATCTTTGATTTTTTGAGTGTAGTCACCAAATACAGATTGTATATCACCCTTAACATCCTTAACTGCTTGTGTTTTAGATAATTGTCTGCTAAAATCGTTGGCTGATTGTGTTGCAATATTTGTCCCTGCGGCAAGAATTATTGCTTGTGGATTTGAAACTATTTGAGCGACACTTGTAGCCTTATTGGTGAGATTTAATCCTTCTCCCAATATTGTTTTTGCCGCTGAAAATTTTTGAGACAATGTTGCTGTATCGCTCGACAATATACTTACAGATTTTTCTACAACAGATTTTGAATCTAAGAATGGTTGAGTTACTTGAGTAGCTAAAGATTTTCCTGTCTGCTCAACATATTTTACTGGGTCTACTTTAGATGCCGCTTCTATCATTGAATTGCCAACATTTTCTGCCTGCGCCAATGCTTTGTCTAATGCAGATTTCTCGATTACACTTACCTCAGTTACTTCACCAGTTTCATTTAATACTGTAAATTGAACTTGAGTTCCATCTTTGTATGTATCACTAAAGGTAGAATATTGACCATCGGTGGTAGATATGACATTACCATCTTCTATGATTTGCACTGGTTGATCTGTTGGTAAGGCAAGTTCAGCAACTTCTTCTGGTGTCAGAGTCGATGCATCAAAAGTTTCAGATGCAGAACTAAGGTCAGATGAAGATCCTGCAAATTCAGTTAAAGCACTATCGGCTTGTGATACTACACCTTCTGGTGTGACTTGAACGCCTTCTACGATTCCAGATATTGCAGAATCTGCATTTGCATCAAACAGTATCGCTCCACCTCCAGAGACTTCAAACGGACTAACATTGTTTACCAAAGCATCTGTCGCAGCGGCAACAGAATCGGGAGTGCCAACACCGCCAACAGGAGCACCTAAAATATTAACAACTGATCCAGCTAGTGTAGCAACACCTTTAGCGGAATACGATGCTGCACCACCCGCACTACAATCAAGTGCGCCAGATGCACTAACAGAAGTGGCACCGCCCTTAACATCAGTAAAGCCGAGTGATGTAAGGGCAGCTTTGACGGCTCCAGTAACTGTTGCTTGACCAGCAGAGGTCATTGATGCACTTATTGGACCTAAGGCAGACCATGTGGTGCCTGCTGTCATACTTGTAGAACTACCAGACTTTGTGCTAATAGAATCACCAGCTACTGCCGTGATACTACCCTTAACATTGAACAATAAGTTTCCGTCTACATTAACGGTATAATTTCCTTTGACATAGACATTCTTATCACCATCTACTGCCTGTTGGCTATTTTTTACAACCTTTGCTTGAACACTACCATCTGGTCTATATTCTTGGTATGATCCTTTGCGATGATAGAAATGAATTCTTTCTGCGTTAGGAGTATCATCTATTTCAATAACATGACCAGACTCAGATTCCATAGCATTATTATATGGATATTTTGTCTTGTATGCTGTTGGATATTCAAAGGTTGTAGACTTCTTGTCAGTCTTACTTTTTAATATTGGCGATGCATAATCTGTATCGTTTCTTGCAAGGCGTGATGTAGTTGGTTCATCCAACTTTCGAGGATAAAGAGTAGCAGATTCATCGGGTTTAACTGGCGCACTTTCAAGTTCATTTGCCGATCTACCATCACCAAATGCTTGCTGTGCATTACTTGCCTTTAAAGGTATGCCTGGCATAACTCCAAATATTACTGGCTGTTGAGCATTGTTTCCATCAAGGAAAAAACCAAAGACCATATCACCTTCTTTTGGTGCATATGGGTTTGGATTATTAATTGGAAGAC